GACCTTCAGCTCTAGTAATAAACGTATACGCTGTTGGTGTTGTTGTTATTCCTGAGATACTTTCTACTATGTTAGAGTCTAGTCCACCAAAATAAAGCTCTACGATATTAGTAAGTGTTCCTCCGGTATCTTGTAAAACGACGTCAACCTCATAAAGATACTCCGTACTGTACGGATTGTCTCTTGAAAAGAAGAACGCATCTATTTCAGCTGTGCCTATGATAAGGTTTTGAGTCACTCCTGATGAGTTATAGAAATTTAAACCGTTAGTCGGATCAATTCTCCATTGGTAGTTTGTATTAAGAGAAGCTGTAAGGGTAGCTGTAGATGGTGATGCTATAGATCCTGTGAAGGAGCTGGTTATGTGTAGTCCATATTGCGATGTCCACAAACTAGTCTGCAGTCCTAAAGATGATGATAGTATCACAGATTGTGTGAATGCTAACGATCCCGTAAATGCTCGACCACCATACACGTCAATGTCGTAGTTAGTGCCCCCTTGATTTGAGACTTCACTAAATCTACTGTCTAAGATGGTTGGGTTAAGGGCTTCGTGATAATCATATCTGCTAGATGTTATCATGTATGGAGCTGAAACACTCGATCCAGTGCCGTATCGCTCCCAAGTCATAAACACGTATTGAGATCCTAAAACACGAGTATCTCTTCCGTATTGTGAAATACCCATATCAAGCGACGTAAATAAACTACCACTCGTACTTGGGTTGTTTGCAACGCCAAAGTTGTTAAATTGATTGGCAAAACTCTCATCAAACGTTGGTGCAGTTTCAACTTCTGTCCCATCTATTACGACAAAGTCAATCTCCACTTCATCAAAGTCTGGGGTTACATCTATGCCCTCTCTTGGTGCTTGGAAGTCGTACGTAGGATAATGAATAACGTCGTTGTACTCTGCTACCCTATGCTGCTCTCCGCTTAGAGTTATGTAGTCACTCTCATCACCACCTATTGTACCCTCCTTAACGTATCCATTATTTGCCCAATATGGCTGATCTCTAAATGGTTCACCATCACCATCCTGCACAAATCCTCCAGGTGTCCAGATAGCTTCTGGTCCTACATCTATTGTTGTGTCATATTGGAGCTCTTCCTTTGTCGGTACTGTAGATCTTACTTTTGCTCTTTCAATTATTGTTGGTTCGATTACTAAGCCTACTTGGGTATTTGCTCTGTACGGTACAAACTTCTTTATTATCTGAAATAACGACGAATCAAAATAACGTATAAGCCTAATGTAATTTTGAGCGTTGTTTCGTCCAAAAATAAACTTCCTACTCCATTCCCATTTTAGCTCTCGTAGATCTGGATACTCGTCTAATGTCAGGTGACTAGGATCTCCAATGTAGTCATCTATACTTATTCCACCGAAGTGTTCAGCAATATCCTGATTGATTTCATTTTGTGGTGAGAAGTAAATCCCCAATCGTGGACTATCTGGTGGTTGACTGTCTGACAAACTCCTTTGCACACTATTATCTCTGTAAAGCTGTCGATTGCCACCAATAGTGTTGCTTCCAGCTGTAAAGGTGTTCTCTATTCTTATCTTATTACCTACACTTCTGTTACCTCCTAGGTCAGGCCACTCGAGGGAATGACGCTCAACTATTGGTGTGTATACTGGTGCTAGTGATCTTAAAAAGAGTGCGTTTTTATCCGATCCGTCGTCAAACTTGAGGTTGAATTGGTTTGGATGTTGTGATGGAAAACTAGAAGTATCTGCGTAATTGATTCGCCTATTATCGGAACCCAAACACAATCTAAAAGCAAGATCATAATAGCTAGACGTACTACCAGTCATCACTTCGTCTGTGTTTCCTTGGAAGCTTGTAGGAGCTAATGCATGATTGTCTAATATAGCATCTTGCAATGTCTCGCTCCAATACCTAAACTCCTGCACACTACCCGTTAAGATAGTCATTGAAGCTGAGTTGGCAAATGTAAACGATCCAGAGCCTGGAATCCATAGATACCCCGGTGTTATATATGAATCGTTGTATGAGCTACTCGTGTTTCCGTCAATAAATAAACTGGCAGTGTGTGTGTAAACCACCTTATCGTAGTTTACCCTCTTGGCGACTAGTGTATAAGTTTGGTTATCCGAGTTAGTGTCTGTTTTATTCTCTCTGAGAAGTGTTAAACTCCAGAACGCGTTATCGTAGATAGAAGAGCTAACACTTGCTGTAGCCCATCCAGCACTACCACTGAGGTAGAAACCTATGTACTCGTCACTACCGCTTGTGTGAGCTTTTACTAACCACTGATCTGGAACCTCCATGATGCGCTGTTCCTTAGTTTGGTTTTTGGCCATTCTAAACCTCAGCTGCGTACTCATTGGCATCAACCCATTTTCAGACAAAGCTGTCCATGGAACTCGTATCAATTCACTCGGATCATCGTCACCATAGGAGGCTGATCCATATGTTCCGTAGCCATATAGAGCGTAGGATGCACTGTCTAATCCGTTGTAACCTACATTTAGAGCGTAATTAAATCGCTCATACTGTAAGTCTGTCTTTGAATCAAAGTCAGGTTCAGCTCCACCATACTCTCTTATTCGTAGAATTGTTTGAGGAATACCATAGCAGTTGATCAGCGCTCGAATACTCCTTTCTGTTCCTTTTGTTTTAAGTAAGAATGGTAGATTGTTTATTATTCGCTTCCAAATTTCTTTAGTTCGGTCATCGCTGGTTGCATCCCATTGAGATTGTGCTGATCCAGTTGCATCTGTTCCTAAGGTGTAAGCCCACAACTCATCCAAGGAGTTTCCATTATCAAAGTCTAATCCTAAAGTCTGAGCTACATTAAAAATTAAATCACGACTAAATCCTTCATAGATAGACTGCTGTCTGTCTGTTGGTAAAGTTATCTGCTTAATGTAAAGTGTTAGGATATCAAAGTAATGTCCTATCATATGTGTGAATAGAACATACTCGTCATTTGATACATCCTCTAATATGTGGGACGGAATTAGCTTGTATAGTGCCTTATCGTTATTGTTATCAAACAAACTCGCTGACTGTGCTATACCTTCGTACCAACTCTCAACCTGAGAAGATGTTACCGAATAGTTAACATACGGTTTTGTTGAGTTTTGTTTTGGCCAAGTTGACGGATAAAATTCACCATAGCTGCTTGACTCATAACTAGCCGATTGGTAGTAAAGATACTTCTCATAAGAATCAAAGCTACCTATTAGTGCTGCCTTTTTAGTCTTTGCGTTAATAACATTTGTCTGAAACGCCTGACTACTGGAAACGCTACTGCTTGGTAATGCGTTTAGGTTTGTAGTAAGGTCTGCAATGCGAGAGTCGTAGCTCTCAATCAAGGACATCTTGTATTTGAAGTTCTCTAGTCGCTCAACTGCCGATCCAAATGTTATGTGATTTTCAAAACTTCTGTAATCTACATTCAGCTTTATTCCTTCAACAAAAGAACTACTTAGTAGTTGATTAATTATTCCTTCTGTTGTTGGTCGATTGCTGGATAAAATATCATCCCAATCCTTATACGGGGTCGTTACTGTTGTTTGTAACTTACTTAGTACGTCCCAGTTTGGACCGCTAATTCGAGTCTCTTTTCTAACCGGTTTAGGTGGTATTAGTGTTATTGAGTCTCCTATAGGATCACTAACTTGTTGCGCTATCCATATTCGGTCTCCTAGTGTAACAGCTGTTGGAACTGGAGATGCTAATTTTACAACTATACTGAAAGGAAACTGATTGAAGGTAAACTTATCTTGAACGTAGTCAAAGATTCTATACGCCTGTGTTCCTAGCTCAGTTTGCTTTAATAGAAATAAGTTTGTTAAAGTTTGGGATTTTGGTACTTGCCAGAAACCCGTTCCGAAAAAATCAAAAAAAGCTGTATTGTCGTATTGGTCGCTCCTTATTGGTGTAAGTCGAATCTCTAATCCGTCAGAACTTATCTCTTGTATCTCCAGCTTATGGGCATCAGCCGATCCTAGGTAGTTTCTGTGAAACTTGTATAGTACGTTATACTTACCAGAGATGTAGCCTAATGACTTTAAATCACTCTCCACATCCATTGTAACTTGTAAATCACTCTTTGTATATGAGCGAACTCTAAAGTCAGATTCTAGGTAGTTTCCAATAGCATTGTTGATGTCTAAAATTAGAGCATCATTTGGATATGCAACAAGATTGTTTGGTTTTATTCCAAAAGGATACACAGTAGAACTCTCTACTGGTTTTGGTGGTAGTGGATTTTGGGGCTTTGGTGGTTTTGGATAAAAAGTAGGATTATTCAATAAACCTCTTTCTAGTGGTTCCACTCTACCTTTTGGTCCTCTCAAAGATTCACCCGCTTTTATAGGTTCACCTTTGTTACCTTCCAACTTAATTGTACTTATTGGTTTTGATGGTTTTTTAGCCACTTAGTCTTTTAATATAAATATGGAAGAGTAAACTTATTACGGATTAGGTCTGTTAATGTTTAAGTTTATCTCTTGCTCTAAACCTGATAATCCTCCTTCTTCGTTTTCTAATGCGCTATCATTCTCAATACGATCCGTACTAGCATCCTCCCGTAATATAACTCCCTCTTGGAACTGCTGCAATTCTTGCTCGTCCCATCCTGGATTGAGTTTAGAATCCTCGTGAACTCTTGCTTTTTCGAATGTTTCGTAAGCTTTACCTACTTCGTAAATATCAACTGGATTAAACTTGCCTGGATTTTCTGGCATAACAAAGTTGTAACGGAAATCTCCCGGTTCAGATGTATTTGTTATACTCTCATCGTACATTAATTTTTTCTGTAATCCCCAAACTTGGTTACCCTGAGATGGTATAAAATAACTTGTGTAGGAGTTATCTGGAGCTGCGTTTTGTGGTAGTAATAAAAACTTCATCATTGTAACGCCACAGCGTGGATATCCATACTCTACAAATCTCTTACTATCTGCTGCTCTGTTGCCAAAATCATCTCGATACAAAAAGTCACTAGTCCATCCCTTCATCTCTGGCTGCTCATCCCTAAATACTGGCGAAGTGTGTGTAAAATCTACAGTGATTTCTACTGATCTTGTTTTTTCCGGAATGCGGAAATTACCTCCCACAGCGAACATGGCGGCTGCTCCTAGCTCTTGCATTGCCTTGTAAGTTCTCTTACCGTTGATTGCTGTTCGCTTAAATGGATCCCACTCATTTGCTGTTTCTGGTATAAATCGTCCCCCTTCCTTAAAAGGAAAGTTGTTTAGGAAGAAGGCAGCGTTTCTGTCCATTCTTGTAGTGTCGCTTTCGTATATGGGTGCCGACTCGTTATTTGGATTAGTTTTTTGATAAATTGGTGTTTCTATTATTTTTACCCTAATTCTACTTGCGATTCCTTTTGTAATGTTTGCATCCTGATCTTGTGCCATGATGACGTCAGCAACACCTTTGTATATGCTTCTTCGTCGTTCTATTTCATACTCTTTGGATGCTTTTGGATATCCACGAGGTGACTCATATCTATAAAAATCACCCTTAGCTTTACGATCTGTTATCAGGTCGTCAAGATTCCATCTCTTCTTTGGTGACTTTAATATAAATCTCTCTACATCCTCTCTTGTTCTAACTCTCAACTGCTTATTAGGTGCAAAAGCAACCTTACTCATGTAATCGATGATTACATCCTTTACATCGTTTCTGTTACGATTGCCTATTTTCTTTGCTGGGTTTGTGTATAGGTCATTAATCTCTAATTCGAATAGGTAATCTACAATCTCTTTTTCTGGAATTGCTGGATTCGGAGACATTAACGGTTGTAATGCTTTGGTTGTTGAGTATGTTCTTCCGAATATCTTTATTGGGTTGTTGTTAGCAACAAACATATCAAAGATAGGATACCATGTTAGTGGTAGGTATGATTTTTCTTTTATAGCAAAAACATCGGTTGCGTCTGGTCCATCGAACTTCACTTCTGATAACACATTTAAAGATGCATCTCGCATTGTTAAGGTTATTGTTGTTTGATCATCAACTAGTGGTATTATTTCGATTGTAGAGTTTTCTTGAATAAGAATTCTATTATCTTTGTTGTTTTTTAGTCTTTCGAAAAAATCACTTGGATCTAACACATACCAATTGTATACCTCTTCACCAGCCTCCGTAACCACTTTGATCTTATATCCTGTGATTCCAGCGCCAACATACGAAAAGAATTGACCAAATATAGGTGGAACTCCTAATACCGTATTGTCTACGAGTGCCGATGCGTTTTCTATATTAACAGTCTGTGATAAGGATGCTACAGCTCTACCTCCTGCTCTTTCAAATTTAATCTTGTCTCGTGTAAAATAATTTAAGGCCTTATCATAACACTCAGCATCCAGCCCAATTAATGATGGATTGTTGTTTCTGTTATACAAATCCATCCACCTTATTCCTGGGAAGAAACCCGCTCTCTCAGATGAACCCAAACTAAGGTCTTCGTTTGCTACGATGTTTGGTGGAAGGCTTCTTACCATCCAAGCCTGCCAATCTGGTAATATGTTGTTTATGTTGCTCTCTGCTCCTTGCTTAAATGCGTTTGGATTTTTGCTTTGTATTGTTTTCATTACACTCCACATTAGTGCGGAATGTCCTGTCTGACTAAATCTAAAGTCGTGAGGAATCGTTGCTGGAGCTGTCTTTTCTAGATCATCGTCGTAATAGCTGAATGGTGGCAAGCTTCCATGGTGGTACGTGATAAACATCTCATCCAAAAATGCTCGAGATATGATTCCATTCTCTGCTATCCAACCGTCCGTTCCACCATTTGCTGATCCGTTTTGTAGTAGATTCTTATACATTAACGGGTGTCTTTTTGGATCAACTACACTTATTACAACGGAGGTTGTTGAGGTTGTTCCGTATGCATTTGATATCTCACAATGATATTCACCCGAAGCTTCTATTGTTACCTCAGCTGCTGGTAATCTCAGACCTCTAAATCCCTTTCCATTAAGAAGTGCATTTGCTCCCACCATAGGAGCATCATCTTTGTACCACTGGTAGGTTAGATTGCTATCATCACCTACTCTATCCATGTCTATTTGTGATGGATCTTGCGCAACGATTATCATCTCAAGCTCTGTGCCTGCTGTTATATAGTAAACCCTATTGCGCATTACTAAATCCTCATACTCGGGAACACCATCAACAACCCTTTTAATAAAGGTTTTTTGTGTTACATTTCCTGGTAGGTCAGATGCTATGGCTGGTGGGAAAGGTGCTTCCGGCATTAAGAAAAAATCACCTACACGCACAGCTACGTCTTGTTGATAAGAAGTAAGTGTTGTTGTTAACTTTTTCATGGGAGAATAAGATTAAGAAGAGACTGTCCTGGTGATTGGTTTTGTGAAGGTTCAAGTAATTCTTGTATGTGGCTATCTTCTACAAGGTCGTATGTCACCGTATATTGCTCTCCGTTTGGTCCAAAACCAAATACTGGAGATCCATTTAATGTAGGTCCTAACTGTGGTGCAGTACGTACTGCGTACAGTGATACTGTCCAATTGGGATCAGGCATCGATTGCTCAATTTTCACACTTATGATAGGTAATTTTACTAATCCCCATTCCGCACTAAGAACTTTTATTGTCTTTTTATCCTCAAAAAATTCTTTTACCGCAGCTTGAAAGGACCTCTTGGCTGCAGCTTTTTCACCTCCACTCTGCAAACTCTGAACAGCAAACGTATTGAAGTCTGTGTTACCAAATCCTGGTGTATTAGGTTGTCGTGTATCCCACCATTTTTCAAAGATTGCGTTAGTTACGGCGTCTGCTGTTGATTGTTTTTTTAGCTTTTTTGCAATCTGTAATGCTTCAATTGGTTCTAAATTTACAAAATGCACTGACTTTTTAGGAACACCTAAACCACCTTGATTTACAGGCGCTGTTATTAGGTCCATTGGTAAATCAATGGTCATAGTTCCATCTAGGTTAATTTGAAAGTTTTTTACCTCGAAGGTATTCTCGCCTGACCCTTTTGGTAAACCTTCATCACGGTAAAGTAATACTGGCTTGTCGGATCCTGGTTCAACCTTTAGATAGTAGCTGTTTGTTTTTACTGATGTAAAATTACCTGCAGGTGGTATTGCTTTGTAATATACAATGTATCTAAATATATTATTCCAATCCGCTTTTCTTCTTTTTAGCTTTTCTGGAATGAAGTTTGTTAAAGCTGTGAACATAGGTTCTACATCTTTTAGTTTTTCGGTAGCAAATTTTCGCTGCACTGATCCAAACTCCATATCCACACGACGATCGATGTTTTTTTCGTATATCAAGAATTGATCGGTAAGGCTTTCCATCCTTGTATTAAACTCTAGCAAATTTTCAGCGTAAGCATAGGCTGGTGCTTCCTTAATAAAGGGAAACAATGATCCTGAAGTGTTTTCAATCTTCTGAAGTGTTCCCGTTGAGTCTAGCTTTCTATCCCTAAGAGATAACATTAACCTACGATTCGTCACAAGTTCCCCATCAACAACTTTGAGTGGTGTTTGATAGTTTTTAAACTTAACTACAAGAAGTCGTTTCAATAATCCAAATGGATCAAATTTCATAGTCGAAATTAGTGCCGATGGTACTTTGGTTTTTGGCTTATTATTTAGTGATAGAGCTGATTGAGTATATCTGTCGGTTGATTTCATATTAGAACGCTCCAGTGGCAGTAGTGATAGTGTAATTCCTGTTACTGCTGCTCGTGGGGGTGGACATAAGGCCCATCGTTCTGTATAAGTTTTATCTTTGTATTTTGAGTTAGTGTCTATGATACTCCTTATCCAATTCACCTCAGAAGTATCACCTATCTTATCGAAGGTATTCTTTTTATAGTTCTTTTCCCATCCAATTACCTCAAAGATTCGCGGACTGTTTGTTAACTCGTAATCGAGGTGTTCAAAGATTTTCCAATCATTAGTCCAGAAGTTAAGAGATATTCGTATTTTGTTTGTTTTTGGATTAAGACGCTCCAATACAACTCTATTAAACTCCATGTACTGGCCGTGCGTTGGTCTTTCGTTTTTGTCTGGATACAGCTCATCAGCTACCCACAAAACAGCATCCACCCAATCACCTTTGGATTTTGTACCCAACTTGTAGATATCTTGATTGTAGTATTTTTTTTGCCATTTGTCTGGCATTCGCTTTGCCCACGGATCTTTTAGCATTACCGACTTTGGTAGTCTCGTTTTTGATCCATCCGAATTTAGTACTGTCGATGCTAGTCGTGTTTCGTTATCATACTCCTCCAAAGTCACATAGCACTCATCCATAGGTTTTCCTGGACCTGCTGTTAAAAAGTTTTCTACACTTACTCGAGGTGCGCCTAAAAAGTAATTCTCAGGATTCGTTTTGGAATCCGGAAGTACGAGCTCTTTTGTTGGTATCCAGTTTAGTATTGCATTACCTATGTAACAACTAAATACTGCTCGAACACCATCTATACCGTAGATACTTCCTCTAATAAAATCTTGAATCTCAGTAACATCGATATCTTGATATGCCTTTACATAAAAAGATCCTCCCGCTTTTTCAAACTTATATACATCTCGAGAAAAGTAACCTCCTCTATTCTGACTATCTTGGCTAAAAAAGAGTCTGTCGTAGTTTATATTTTTTAAAATACCAGGTTCCACTTGGTAAGGTCTTGGATGCATCATATCCATATTGTATCCAAACAAATCCACCCGGTTAGGTTTCTTCAAGTCTAGCGTGTTTAGTCTCGAAAACTCACGCTTTACAAACTCCCCATTGTTTGCTGTCCAGCTATCAATGTTGTTAGTGGCACTTCCGTTTTGTACCAAATTTCTATAAATATAAGCATCTAAATCTGGGTTGTAGACTTCGATGGTGATTGGTTCAGAAAGCACCGATCCTATGTCGTTAGATATCTCGCATGTGTATGTTCCTGCTGATTCGGGTTGGATTCTTTCAAATCGCAAACTACTACCACTCGCTATTATTCTACTTTGCAAGGATGGTGTATCGTAACTCCGAATAATACCTTCGTCTTGTCGCCATACATAAAATAAATCTTGATCTGGAGCTTTAATTGTTGGTATTCCGTTTTCAACATTGTAGGTGTCAGGTTGTATTGCTCCTACATTTAATGTAAAAGTAGATCCAATGTAAACCTTAACTATGCCATCTTCAAACCTGTAAAGGTTGTTTCCGGTTGCATTAGCTGTATTAGCTGATTTTACTTGAGGTCGTGAACCTTCCCAAATTGGGATTGTTATTATTGGTGGTTTGTTTACTACAACTGGAAGTAAGTCATATTGTGTTAGATTTTCATCTATACTACTGGTTTGCACAAACACAACGCTTCCTGACGTTTTAGCAGAAATGTTGTCATTTAAGTTACCATCTAGTGATCCATCTAATCTTCTCATTGATTGCGCGAAACTTTAAATATCCAATTGTTATCGTACATTTGGTAACCTATGTTATTGCTATTAGGTATCCTTACTAAGAAACGATAATATCTTTCCGGTTGAAATGACTCAAACGGCATCGTAAAGTAATTTCCAGTATCATCACTACTCAACCGAGTGAATATACTGAAGTCAACAATTACGTCATCTGTATGTGCACTATATATTGCGTATTGTGATCCTTCGGGTAAGACGTACCTATCTAGATGTCCTGATGAAGTGACAAATGTTGGTGTAACATATGTCGGATGAGCAGAAACTCGTATCCTTTCTACTGAAGACTCTTTGTATGATTCTTTTAAGTTTGTGAAAGATATAACAAATCGTTCATCAGTATCTACTGAGGGTAATGATGTATTGTATTGTACGTCGTCAATTCCTACCTCTAAAACGGGAGCATATACTGTGTGCGTATCTTTACTGAAAAACTTAATACTTCTAAAGGTTGATGTAGATGCTTCAGCAGCATTTTCTTTTTTGAGCAAAAAGCCATAAAAACTAAAGTCCCCTTGAAGTGCACCATCTACGATAGGTGATACGTCTAGTTTCAAATCTCCTACCTTGTAGTTAAAGCCCTGCTGTGCGGATGTTAGTGTTGACCACACACCTCCTCCAGGATTGGTTTGATAAGATCCCGTTGTATCTGGATCATAAGAAGATGTAGGCCATAGAGATGTTATGTCTGTAAGTGAATTTTTGTAATACCAACTTACACCTTCTGTAGTTTCTGGTATGTTTCCGTATCGTCCAATTCCCATATTCCAGCTCTGAGCTAAGGCATGGCAATCGATGTTGTATTGTAATGGTACTTCTTGCTCATCACTCACGTACATTTTTAGCGTACTTCTTCTTGGAAGTGAGTTCAATCCCCACTCAGCTAGTTTAGAGGAGATTGCGTTTAGATCAAAATCAACCAAAACTCTAGAGTTGTAGGGAGTTGATCCTTCTAGTACTTTTGATATATCTAATATAGCATCCAACCCTGTATTCTTTTGAGGGTAACGCTCATATATCGTAGCGTCTTTTGTGGGATAAAATCGTAGTATCATATTAGAATGTTGCTATGCGTCCTTTAATGTCGTTGTCAGGATATTTCACTTCAAAAATTGCTGGGTCAAGACTTGGGTATATTATTCCATTTCTCGTAGCAGATGGGATGTCATAAAACACATCGCTATATCCTAACAGTTCGTCATTTAAGTTTTTAATTCTAACAGCTGTTATCGTCTGAACTCCTTTTGCTCTTAATAGTAGATTGTAAATATCTCCGAGAACGATTGGTTGATTAACTTGCCATTTGTCTACATCAAAGAAATCTTTCATTAAGTGAATACAATTAAGTATTACTTCGTTTGAATTAAATCCTGGAATTGGAATAACATCAAAATCTACTCCAATGTTTACTATGTAAGCATCACGGATATTGATACTATCCGTTAGCATACGATACTGTGATAAGTATGTTTTTAGGTTTTCCTTTACAGCTCTATTCACCAGAGTGCACTGCTTATTGTTGTTGTACCCTAGTATGTACATATTAAGTGCAAGTGGGTTAGACACTGTATCGTTGATTTCCGATGTTCCTATATTATTCTGCTCATCTGGCGTTATGAATACTTTTGCAACACTACCATATACGTTCGGCATCGAATAAGCTCGTATGATATAGTCCTCCTTAGTTACAGCTCTGTTTTGCGAATTAAACTGAGCTAGTGTGTTTTGTTTAACTTCATCAAACGTCTCTTCGTCGCGACCACCTATTGCAGGTGTTGGATTGTTTACTGCTATCGAGTTTATGATATTTGCATTAAGATCTGCTGTACTTTCAGGTAACCCTACTGTGGTGAGGTTTGTTGCAATTATTTCTGTTATAGTGTTACTAGGTACATTTGACTTCACACCTCCGCCAACTAAGTAGGTTACTGTTAGAGTTGTATTTGACGGAGCAATACCATAAGCGCCAGTAAATATAGGTGATTGTGGGTCGATAGATGCGTCTATGTCGTCCTTTCCGGTTGGCAACTTTAAGCCAATGTTTTCTGGTGTTGCTAGAAGCTCTTCATCTGGCGATGAACTTATTCCCGATCCAAATTGAACTTCAATTCCTTTATCATTTACTCTTGTAATATATCGACGTGGTGTTTTTCTTAACTTCAGTAAGAAAGGCGTATCCTCACTATAAACTGCAGCATCGGGATCATTGAAGGATGTGTTTTCAACCTTTTCAAATAAAGTATCTTGTGCTAAATAAGGTACTTCGTACCAGTCATTACCATCTGCATCTACAATACTTTCGATTGCGATTAAGTCTGGATCTTGTATTTGAAACTTGAAAAACTTCTTAACACCCTCTACTACTATGGCTGCGGTTTTGGGTTGCGCTGATAGAGCTTCCACAGTCTTCTTTGCTAGAAAGTAGTTAGGAGCTCCATTATTGTCAATAGTGTAGACGGAATACTCGGTTGGTGAGTAGATGTTATTCACAGAAAAATCAACATCCTCTTGTACTAAAAACTCTATCTGCTGTGGTGTTCCATCTGGGTTTGTTCCAGTGGTAGTACTTCTGACTCTCATACCTGCAGGGATGCGCAATGCATAGGCTGGGTTTGGAGCTACGTCAGGACCACTACCAGAAGCTGGAATTAGCTGATATACATCTAAGTCGACTTGTGCAGGAACTTTTAGCTTTGGTTTGTATCCCATTGCAGCTGCGATAGCCATGATGTTTCGCTTCTCTGTTGCGTGTAATAGTAGTGATTCTTTAAATTGAGAATCTACATAGTAATTGAGAACATCTCCTACATACGCAGCCATCTCAAGAAACATCATTCCTGGTGAGGCTTCGTTAAAGTCGTTGTAGGTATTTGGATAGTAAACCTTAGTAAACTCAATAAGACCTTTCTTTAGGGAGTCAAAATCTCGCCCCAAGTACTTAATCTCTTTCGATGTTGTTTTCGATATATTAGCCATTTTATTTTAGGTTCTTTCCAAATTCACTTCCAACTGGATAGATCTTGTATCAAACTTATTGCCTTCCAAACTTATTGATAGTTTGATTGCTAGCTTGTTGTAATCGTAGTCGGGAGTAAGAGTCAATTCATTAATAAATATGTAAGGTAACCAATATGCAAATGCCTCTCTTATTCGCTCTTCCAATCCTTCAATAGTCTCTTCTGAGAGGTTTTCAAATAATGTTTTGCGAAGGTCACAACCAAATAGTGGCTGCATTACTCGTTCTCCTGTGTTTGTTAGTAACAGGTTTTTTGCATTTGCTACGGCTTGATCTAGAGTTAGGTAATTTAGTTTGAATCTATTATCAGCTCCAAACATAGGCAATCCAACACCAATAGCAACGTTTGGTTCAAAATCAAGTGGATGTATTTTTACCTGATATGCCATTAGATTTTACCTTGGTGTGCGTCTGCTGCTTTCATTACTCCAGAGTAGTCTTTTATGAACTGCGATGTTGGATCACCATATCCACCACCCATATCCGGAAGTGGTGACTCGTCATCTAGTAGTGATGACAAATTTGAAGCATCGGTTGCTTGGTATCCAGCAAACTGCTGACTATTCATCGGCTGGCCACCATTAATATCTGGCCATTCCTCCTCTTCGTGTGGTTGTGTTAACATAGATTCATAAGTTTCGTTAAGTAAATCTGCCAACGGTCCTTCAAATATGGGTTGTTGGATTGATCGCTTTATTGTTTTTTGCTTTACTTGAGGTATTGCGGCTGGTTGTGTTTGTGTTTTTGCTGACTCTCGAATCATTGGTTTTCTGAGTTCTTTCAACTCCTCCTTGATGATAGTTCGCACTTCTTCACGTATAACCTTTCGCATTAAATTAACAAATTCAGATGCTTTCATATTGTGTTTTAATATAAATAGTTGTGGAAAATTATTTGTACCCCGTAAAAGGGATTGGTGGTATTCCAGTGTTGGGTGGTGGTGTTGCCAAGCCTTGCAGCGTTTTTAGCTGTGCTTCGAAGCCACGAGCCATCTCCTTCACAAAACCCGAAGCACCATCCTTTGTTAGAGCTTTCATCGGTACAAATTGTCCTACATTAAATACGATGTGTTGAGTACCGGTTGGTCCTGGCCAAGTGGCTCCAGTCCAGAATATCCTTGCTGCGAGCCCAAACGTAATACTCATTACTGGTGCTTCTAAATTGACAGCTTTTTCTTTTATTTTTTCTAACTGAATGTCGAACTCCTCTTTTATTTTTTTGAGTTTTTTTGCAATGTACTTCTTAACGTCTGTGATAATCTTGTCGACTTCTTTCTTAATGAAACGAACTAGTTTATTAAAATAAAACTCTAGTTTTTCTAAAAGAAACTTTACAAACGACTTTTTGTTGTTTAGGATATCACTAAGATCTTCTAAAAAAGAAAACACGTTTTTGGATGATATCTTTCCACTTGCTGTGTTCTCAACAGCTTCTTGCAACCTAGCGTCTGTTAGTGATTTTAATACCTCTCGCACTCTTCCTAGATGTTTCTGTTCCAAGGCAACTAAACCGTCTATGAAAGCTGTCTTTGTGAAGAGGTTGAATATGTTTGACGTATTCATCGTATCTTCTACGAGGTTTATTATTTGTCGAGGATCTTTTGGTGGATTTTTGTAAACAGCAGTTAGAGCATCTAAGGCTGGTTTTAGTGTAGTATCTTCAATGCTAGCTACAAGTCGATCCCAATCTTCTAAGTACTCCTTTCCATTTGTAACCACCTTAAAGAATTCTATTAAACCATACACGGTCATCTCTATTACAGTGAGATCTGCCATTTGAGCTAAAAACTCCTTCTTCTCTACATCTAAGGCTGCGCTGATTGTGGGATCGTTGTTTGCTCTTAACTTTTTGTAATCAAATACACCGTCTGTTATGTTTTTTATATGCCTTTCATTTGCCGCTAAACTATATTGGTTGTTGGTGAATATGCTTTTTTGTAAGGCTACACCTCCTCGAGCTGCTTTACCTATAGCTTGGCTCAGCTTTGAGTAGTATTGTATTTGTTTTTTGTAATGATCGACTTTTAACTTTCTTGCTTCAATCTCTATTTGCTTTGTTTCAAAATCCTTCTTATCGCTACCAAGTGGAACAAGTTTCAGTAGATACCACTCTATCTCCTTCTCAAACTTTGCAACCTTCTCTTCTATAAACTTTTTTGCTTTTTTATATTGCTTCTGAATCCATGATCGTGCTTTATTGATAAGCGGTTCTACTTTTTTTACCAAGTCCATCATAAGCTCTTTCAAAGAAGCTGCCTGTCCTTCTAACCACCTACCTACATTTTGCCCTACTTGACTATTCTTTAAGGATGCAGCTTGCCTTGCTGCCCAATCGGCCGCCTTTCCTGCTGGCCCTTTTCCTTCACGGATATCTTGAAGAATATCAAATAGCTTTTTGATATCGCCGATTAAGGTTTCAATCTCCTCTATGTATGCCTTGTATTTTGTTAAACGTCGTTCGAATAGGAGTTTAAAAGTGTCTAAGCTTGTTTTTGATTCTGAGATTACACTCAGTACTACTTGCGAAAAGTCACCTAAACCCAACTGCTCCATGTATAAATAAACTTGATCAGCGTTAGGCTCCTCTACTATGTCATTCTTAAGCTCTCTCCGTAGTGCTCTCGTTCTCTCCAAGTCGCCTGGACCTCCCACATTCCTCTCAACTTGTGCCAGATACTCTTGTTTTATCTCAACACTCGTTAAGCGTGGTGGATTGTCAAGTGGGTTTGGACTATTTCCTGTAGGTAGTATTGGATTGTAACCTGTGGCGTCTTTTATGATGTTTGGTTTAGTCGACTTTGCTAATGCCTTTTTTAGATCATCTTGGATGTCTTTAAATTTATCAACGTAAACACCTTCTTTTGCATTATCGCGTAGTAGTATTAACTCGCTTTTTATTATTTCAAATTCAGTTTCTAAAGATGATTTTAGTGTTTTTGATTTTTCGACGATTAAGTTAAGCTGCTTAATTGCCTTCTCAATCAACTTAATTTCATTTTTTACTCGCTTGATCTTTGCTCCGTGGGTTTTTTTAAAGTCAGTTACACGTTTTTTTGTCTTTGTGTATAGGTTATCCTTCAACCCCTCTTTCCTCTTACTTAATAGTTCTTGTATCTTTTCTTCAAGTTTCTTTTTTACTTCGTCAATCTTTGGTTGAACCTTTTCCTTGATTTCTTTTATCTTTTGATCCTTTAACTTTTCGAGTTTTAGTATTTGTGGCTTTACATAGCGTTCAACAGCATCTAGCTTACTTACAGCTAAAAACGCTCTATCAAACTTTGGAGACTTTGTTCTTAACCTTTCTACGTAAGCCAAAAAGTTTGGCGGATCTAATACTATATTTGCAAGTTGTTCTATAGACACGAGAATCTCACCTATTCGTGAATACAAGTACAACTTAATATCAAACTCACCACCTCTCGGTTTCGCTTCAAAAAAAACACCTCGAGCCGTTCCTCCGGCTGCATTACCTCTACTCTTGCTAAATCGCTCTATCTTACTCCTCAATCCATCTATGAAGCCTACGATAGATGTTAAATCATCAAACGACTGTATCTTGAAATTTTTTAACGTATTAAGTATGTCTAACTCCTCTTTAAACACTCGTTGAAAATCTTCTGCTGTAAGCTGCTCTGACAACTCCGCTTTGAAGTTATCCATTAACTCAAATAAAGCTTTGACTTTATTCTTATCCTCTTCGACAATTTCTTTTACTGCATCGATTACTTCTTTTATGTATTGTGGTACATTCTTTACCTCTAGTGCTAACTTTTTGATATTTTCTATTAATTCCAGTGCCTCCTTTCGTCTTACTTTTATTTTCTCAACTAACTGAGTAACTGTATTCACAAGGCTACGAACTGCTGCCTTATCGTTGGCTATTTCTTTTGCTAGAAAAAAGGCTTTGATGATTTCTTTCATTGCCTTTTCGTTAGGATTGTTTGAAATCCCAATAACATTTATTGGATAGGGTGGTGGTGCTGTTGGGTTTAATCCAGGAGCTGGAAGTGATGGCGGGACTCCTTGTGGTAATCCAGCTTTGACTGTCATAGAATAATACTTTACAATGGCCGACGACCAAGCTTCTGCTCCGCTGATTGCCCCGGCATCTAGATCAGCCAGTAGGGGTTGTACAAACATTGTTTCAAAATCGTAAGGCATTGTTTATGGATTCTCTGGTGTTGTTTGTTCTGTGTTTGTTTCTTCTCCTGCGTCAAACAAACCTGCTTGAGATAGGTTAACTGGCTGGTCGTCTGCTGGTGCTTGAGTTTGATCCGTAGTTTGGGTTTGAGGTGCTCCTTGCGTTGCTCCTTGTTCATCAAATGCTTGTGATAAATCTACTGCTCCATCCGATTCTAACTCTTCAGCTGGTTCTGTTGCCGTTGTTGGAGTAGTTGTTGCTGACGTTCCCCCATTACCTGCTGATGCGGATGCAGTCTGTACTGATCCCGCAAAGCCACCTTGCTTCTGCCAATCTACGTTACCATAAGGTCCCCAGCTAGAATGTCCTTTTGCTACAATTGCATATGGTCCATCTTTTGAACTAACAGGACTCTTGCTTCCGTACGGTTTATTAGGTGGATAGTATTCCCAGTGCCACGCCTCAGATGATACAGATCTCAGAAAACCAAATCGATGTGCATTTTTAGTTAGCCACTCCATTATCTTTCCCCCTTGATTAAATGGTGATCCTGGATATGATGGATAACCTCCGGTGTTTAAATCTAGCCCAATACCATTACCATGGTTGGATTTTCCTGGAGGTGCTACTTGTGGGGAGTAGGCATTTGATGGAGCTGTGAGCCAATAATCCTCTCCCTTGCCTGGTGCTCTACTCTTTCTTATAGAGTATTGTGACGTAACACTTAACTCTTTTCCTGATTTTGTTTTGATTTTAGAAAACTCTCCAAATGCGGGACGATATCCAGATCCTAGTTGGATATTTACTCCATCCTTCTTTGCAGCTTCCTTCATAGCAGCGTACGCGAAGGCAGCGTCATCTCTGATTGCTTGCGTTCCATCATTTGGTACCAAATACATCTTAATCTGCTTCTTGGCGTTATTTGTAATTTGCTCAGGACCTCCTTTATTTGTTCCTACGATTTCATCTAAGTTACCTGGATCAGCAAACTCATAACCTCCTGGTGGAAGTAAGCTGTGGGTCAATACTTTGTCTACTGATATAGTTATGATGTCCTTTGGTAAGGTTGTCTGCAAAAAAGATGATACTATTTTACCAACATCGTTTGCTGTCTTTACTAACTCTTTTACCTTATCCTTACCTACGTAATAAAACGCTTTTGGCTCAGGACTACCGTACGGTAGAAACCCATAAAGTAAGCTGTTATTGTATATCCAAGTCAATAAGTCTTTATTTTTGAGAGCCTCCCCTTCCACTACAAACACTTTTCCAGTTCGTCTCGGATCCTCAGCTACGCTTCCTGGGAAGGGTGGTACGTCAAAGGTCTGTGTTGGGCTTTTTTGCTTAACACTCAGTGGTGGCTCGTAATCTGCTGCTGTCAAAGTCTTTATGTAGTTTTCCAACTTTTCATAAGAACCCGACGGAAAGGCTGGTGTAGCTGAGCCGGATGCGCCAGTTGCCGATGAGCTTGTCGCAGCGGAGCCCGTTGCTGCTGAGCCAGTTGCTGCAGAGCCCGTCGCTGCGGAACCTGAGGTTTTAGGTTTTATACCTAATATGTCTTCAATTTTAGCTTTAGGATCTAACAACGAAGCTAGTGCTGGATCCGATTGCGGTGCTTTGTCTTTAGCTAGCTTTCGTAGTTGATCTACTATTTCAAACTTAGACACATAACCTTGAACTACTTTCAACTCAAGACCTTTATCTTTTTTTAAATCCTCCAACATTCTAGTCCACAACGGATACGCTTCCGTAAAAACTACTGCTCCAGTTGGTATTTGTCCTATCTTTCCTTTTAAATCTGCCATAACTTTAGAATGGGAATAAATCTAAACTTTCAAAGAATCCTGGTGTTTCCGCTAACGGCGACGTTATAGGTCCAGTTGCAGGATTGTTTGTTGATGTGTTACTATTCACTGGTGAATCACCTATTGCTGTAATTGTACCTACTAACTTAGTTGGGTATGGTGTTAGTTTTTCTGGAGCTGCCGGAGCTGGATCCGGTTTGCTATGACTAATTCCATCAATATACGCAAAGGTGCTTAGCATTTCGGGAATACGTGCTTGTAAGCTGGCCAATTCCCACTGGGTGTCTTCTCTGAAATACGCTTGTCCAATTGGTGTAATTATGTTTGCGTTTTTTAGAATCAACAAAAAGTCTTCTAATATGTTTGCCAACTTAATACCCAACACTAACGGTTCGTAGAGTTCGTCTGGTGTTGGATCTCCTTTCGACTTTGGTAGTGGAATTTCTTCCTTAATTGGTTCTCCTTTATTTGGTACTCCCAAGAACAATCCCTTTTCACCAAATAAGGTTATTGAAGTCTCAGAGTCCATATTGACTGGACCTGGAGATGCTACTGCTACTCCCTCCTTACCAAACATCATCAAATGCTCTTTCGATGCATTCATTATGAGTCGGTTACTACTTATGATAACCTGACCAGTTCCTTTCTTGAAATCGTTAATCTTCCCACCATTACCATCCTTTACACTTAGTAGTGAGTTTACGTCGTTGTTTTTTCCTTTTTTTACTCCAGATGAATACTGGAGATCTTCCATAGGAAACTCAATGACGGGTAGCTGTTTAACTTCAATTTCAATAGATCTACCTACGAGATCTTGTGGATTAAATCCACCACCTCCTGCTGCTGAATCTGAACCCTCTCCTTCGCCACCAAATCCAGAACCGCCACTAGACGTCCCTTTCAGGGCGCCTTCTATGCCACCTTCCTTCTTGACTCTTTCTAATATCTCGGCGTACGATAACTGTGGCATCTTATCCTCCCGTTGGGTAATTGATTGTTAGTGATTCATATATCTTTGCTTTCTGCTGTAGAAAGGCTGTTTCTGCTTCATCAAACTTAAATAAGCTTTTGCCATTTTTATTAAACACTTCGTTTATGATAATGGCCATCTTTAAATCTGAAGTTGGAAAGTTGATAAGTCGATTAAACCATCCTTTTCGGAACACGTTGTTTTTGCTTCCAGCTCGACTAATTCTATCGTAGAATCCTACTTGTGATGCAAAGCATGCTGAAGCAAACTCAGGTGCTCTTGCTGGATCTAGAGTATTGCATACCCACTTAGCCCAACCATTAACTCCCATTGCACCTCGTCCAAAGGAGCTTTTTGCAACAACGTCAAATTGAGCCTTTCCTGATCCAAACACAGAACCTGGACCACCTCCCCAGCACATTTCAAACTGAATATAACCTAACCACGCATCTGCTGACATTACAACAATTGGGTATCCAGTACCTGCATCACATAAACCTCCCCAGATAAACATAGATGCAACTTTGTGACTAGAATTGAAATGATATAAGGCACCCTTTACGTGCTCTCCTCTATTCGATCCAGCTACAATTCCTGGATAGTTTTTAGCTAACGCCTCAGCCTTAGTAGCAATTTCTCCCAACCCAGCTAGTCGTGGCCACTCTATAAACAACCTACGATAGTAACCCTGAAACGTCATAGTAATTACACCTCGCATTGTAGGACCACCGGAATCATTCGGGTGATCTCCCCAACCACCTTCAAACTTCTGAACTTGTGGAATTAAAAACTTTTCACACAAATCAGCCAATGTAGTTGGGCGAATTCTAGGAGATACTCCAGATTGACTTACTGCTTGCTTAATTGCAGCTAAAACAATCTTTTCGTAATTCTTATCTACCAACTCCCGTATCTCAATGCATTGGTTAGCAAAAGCCGGTGCTACTGTTGGGGGACAGTA